CGGCGTCAGCCCGGGCGACGTCACGGTGCGACCTCAGCCGCCAAGGCCTCGCCGATGGTGCGGCCGGGCGCCGGTGGCGTGGCCCGCGGCAGGGTGGCCTCCTGCTGGCCCGGTGGTGCGCGCCGCGTCATCTTCTGGCCCGTCATCCGGCCATGCACTTCCAGCATGTTCGCCAGGGTCGGCTCCATGCCGGCCGTCTCGAGGGCGTGGAGGATGGCCAGAGTCTCGACGGTGACCGCGACCTCGATTGCCTCGAGCTTGTCCGCGAGGCCCGGCAGGGCCAGCGCCGGCACGCCCACGGCGCCGGCAATCTCGACCGCCTGTTCGTCGAGGTCCGCCCGGGTGAAGGTCGGCATATCGGCCAGAGCGGCCTCGAAGGCCCGGGCCCTGGCATCGAAGACCCAGCCCTCGCCCGTCGTCCCTTCCACCGTGAGCCGGTCGAGGATCGCCGCCCGGCTGGCATAGTCCAGGGTCTTGCCGGTGCGCCGCTGCTCCGCGTCGACGGCTCGATAAGCCCGATCGGTGAGCAGGCCCCGCGCCTCGCCGTCGAGGCCCAGGCGATCGGCCGCGGCGGCAATCTGCTGCTGCAGGCTCGCCGGATCGTCGGTCGCCTCGCCCTGCAGGATCTTGCCCTGCCTCGCCGCCACCCGCTCAAAGTGCTCGTTGGCGAGGTACGGGCGCACGGTGCGCAGATCGAAGGCCGCCAGCTCGGCATCCGGCATCGCCTCGAGGCCGAGATAAGTCCCCCAATCGGTGACCGGCTCGACCCCGGCGGCAATCTGCCGTTGCCGCGCCTCGAGCGCCGTCCGGGTCGACGGCTCGAGCTCCGCCCAGCTCGCGGCGTCGATATCGGTCACCCGGCCGCCTTCCTCGAGCAGCCCGAAGGCCGCCTCCGTGATCATCCGGCGGCGATCGTCCCGCGCCTTTTCGTCCGCGGCGTAGAGCTCGAGGACCCGGCCGCGGGCCGCGTCGCGCGCCACCGGGTCCGGTAGATCGTTCACAGCTCCGAGCATCGCCCCGAGCGAGGCCCGCCGGCCGGTGCCGGGCATGGCCTCGCCGCCGGCCGGCCCGTCGACCCCGAGCGAGAAGAGGGTCTCGGCGACTTGCTCGCCGGCCCGCTTGGCGGCCGTTTCCGCCGCGGCCGCGGCTTCCCGCTCGCGCGTCTCGACCGCCGCCCGCGCCCGGTGCAGGAGGACCAGCCGCCGGTCCGGGTCCACGTCCGGCGCCCCGCCTTGATCCAGCTCCGCCAGGGCGGCCGAGGGATCGCGCAGGATGAGGCCTTCGATCCGATCGCCCGCCAGCTCCGCCAGGGCTTCCCGCTCGAGCTTGGCCGCGACGATGGGCGGCACGTCCAAGGCGGCGAAGCTCGCCCGGGTTTGCTCGACCATGCGCCCATGCAGCGACGGGTCGGCCTGGACCATGCGCCGCCGATCGGCGAGGGCTTCGCCATGGCTCGACACCTGAAACTCGACCCGGGCCGCCCGTTCAAAGCGGTCCGCCCGGTCGCCGAGGTCGACCGCGAGCCCGTCCATGGAGGCGACGAGCCGCTGCTGATCGTAGCCCTTGGGCGCCGCCTCGAGGATCGACCGGCGCCGCTCGCCGTACCACGTCGCGAATCGCTTGGCGTGATCCGCCCCGCCCGGTTGCGCTTCATCCTCGAGCCGGCGCAGCTCCGCCCGGGCGTCCGCCTCGAGCCGGGCGAGCGCCTTGTTGTCATAGGCCGCCCCCTCGAGATCGAGCTTGCGCAGCTCGGCAGCGCCGAGCACGTCGCCGGCCCGCGCCGCCTGGCCCAGCGCATTCGCCAGGGCTTCGGCACCCACCGCCCCGGCCGAGAGCGCCGGCAGGCGCGGCGCCTGGACGCCGCCGGTGAAAGGATCCTGGCTTCGCTGGTAGACCCTGGCCATCAATCGACCTCGCCCGCGCCCGTGGTCCGCCCGGCCATCCGATAGCGGTAGGTTCCATAGCCATTGGCGGCCGCGGCCGCCGTCGCCAGGGCCGAGGCCGCGGCGCCATATCGCGCGCCCTGGCCTGCCTGTTTCGCGGCGAAGCGTGCGCCGTCCGCTTGCGCGACAAGCCCCCGCGCCTGGACCTCGCCCTTCCGGCGGATGGTGAGTGCATCGAACTCGGCATCCATGGCGCTTTGTCGGTAGAGGTCCCACGCCGACGATTGCGCGAAGTCGATTCCCCGTTCGGCCGCCGCCCCTCGCATGTTGGCGAGCGCCGATCGCGCCGCCCGGCGCTGCTGCTCTTCCGCCTCGCCGGCTTCCGCCCGGGCGTTCCGGGCGTTCAGCTCCGCGACTTCGGCCTCGTATTCGGCCGAGGCTTCCGCCGCCTTGCCTTGCTGGTAGGAGGCATAGCCGCCCGCCGCCGCCGCGGTCGAGGCGGCCGCAGTGGCAAGCATGGCATAGGTCAAAAGCCCAGCTTCAGGCCCCATCGCTCGCCCTTTCGGCGTTGTCGTTCGCCGGCCCGCGGCGCCACAGCTCGCAAGCCGGACTGTCCCAGCGGTCGACCGGCCGGCCCATCGGCCGGAAGCCGAGGAGCCGCGCCCAGCGCTGGCCGGCGGCGAATGACGGGTCGACCCCCGTCTCGACCGTGCCCGCCGCCTCGAGGATCACGCGCACCCGGCGCCCGATCGCCAGGAGATGCGGCCCGGCTTCGGGCGCGAGCACGGCCCAGGCGATCGCGGGCGGCCCCATGGAGAGGATCAGCCCCGCCGCCATGATCGGCCAACCCGTCCGGTCGAAGGCCGTGAAAGCCAGGCCGGCAAGCAGGAGGTGGTCCGCAGTGGCCGGCGACATTTGCGGCGCAAGCGCCCGTTGCTCCGGCTGCAGGCGGATGAACGCGAGGTCGGCCGGTTGCATCGGCCGGACGACAAGGCCGCTCATTCGGCGACCTCGAGCCGTTGCGCCACGGCCGCCACCGTGAACGGCAGCGGCGAGTCGACCTCGAGGCGGAGGTCCGGCCGGTAGGAGCGGCCGAGGTCGAGAGGCACCACGACGTCGCCCGAGACGAGCGGCGGCACCGTGTCCAACGGCAGTTGGGCCGACCGTTCCGAGATCGAGCGCAGCACCGCGAGCACCCCGGCCCGGAAGGCGTCGCCGCTTTCGAGGATGGTGGCGATCATCCGCCGGGCTCGCCGGAGCTTCTGTGTCGCCGGCCCTTCCTGCCCGCCGCCGTCCGGCACGAGGAGCGCCACGGACGAGGTATAGGGTAGGCCCAGGACGACGGAGCTTGCCGCATTCGGCAGGGTGACCGAGCCGCCGGCCGAGACGGTCAGCGGGCCGACCGCGAAGCCGTCCGCGAGCCCGTGGACTTCCTCGCCCCGAAGGTGCGACAGCCCGCTTATCGTCGTGGTCGGCGAGCCGGAATAGGTCAGCCAGGCGTCGACGTGCCGGCTATCGCCCGGCCCGAGGCCGGCGCCGTGGCGCCACCGTGGCGCCAGCCGCTCGACATGGCGCACCGTCCCGCCGTTGACCGTGCGGCGGGTGACGACCCAAAGCTCCGAGCTCTTGCCGTCGTCCGCCGGGATCGTGACCCCGTGCTCGACGACGGCCGGCCCGGCATCGGTGCCGGCGACCTCGTGGCGCGACCACGCCACGACCTCTTGTTCGGGCAGGTAGGAGAGGCACGCCAGGGTGCCGTCCTCGAGGCCGCACCACAGGAGGTTGTCGGGCTTGCCCTGCCACGCCGTCCAGATCACGCCAGCGCCGAGGATGTGGCCAGCCATGGCGGTGAGGTCGAGGCCCGAGAGCCGGTCGACCTCTAGCCGGCGCTCGATTTCCCGCAGCTCGCTCCGGCTGGCGTCGACGGTCAGCGCCTTGCCGTGCGCCAGGGCCGGCCGGATGGGCGCACAGCCGTAGGCGGTGTGTTGCTTCGCTTCGACGTTGCGCGTTGCATCGGTGACCGCCCCGAACACTTCGGAGTTGTTCGCCTTGGTCACGAGGTACTCGCCGCCATCCGTCCCGACGAGCAGGCCCGCGGCCGTCTCGTGCAGCCATCGGACTTCCGTTATTTCCGGCCCGGTCAAGGTGACCGTGACCCCGTCGTCCGCCAGGACTTCGCCGAAGCTCCGGTCCGCGAAGGAAAAGAAATCATCGGTCCGCGAGAACCACAGGGTATTGCCGCGGGCAAAGACGAGGCGCGAGAAGGCGAAGCCGACCGCTTGCGGCGCGTAGACGTCGCCGTCCCAGGCGTGCACCTGCCAACGATAGGTGGCATCGGCCGAAGCGCTGAAAAGCTCAGAGGGCAGCGGCTCGACGATCTTGACGTTGAAGTTCGTGGCGTCGACCCCGGCCCAATACGAGACCACCCCATAGCCCGGGTGGAGAAATTCCCACTCGACCCCGCCGTCGCCGTCGAATTGGCGGCCGGCAGTGTGCACCGGCCGAACGGTGCCGGTGGTGCCCGCGTTCTTGGCGACGTAACACTTGCCGTCACTGTAGCGCCGGGCGTTGAGGGCGACCGCCTTGCCCGGTTCCCAGGGCGTTTTAGCGGACGAGGGCGAGACAAAGAGCCGAATCAGGTTGCTCGAGTTGTTCCAGTCCGCGGGCCAGGGCGTGAACGCGCTCGACTTGGTGAGGGTGACCACCGACCCGACCGTGTTGACGCCGGCCGAAGCCCACATCGTCAGGCTCTTGTCGGTGTTTTCCTTCATCCATGGCCCCTCTTGCGGGGCGAAGGTCGAGAGGGTCCACGAGGTCGCGGCCGACCGCTCGAGGAGGCGCGGCGACTTGCGGCCGCCGGCAAACCACATGCGATCACGGGCTTGAGCGAAGGTGAGCCGGAAGGCGCCCTCGTCGTTCTCGAGGTTGGTCGCACCCCACGGAGTCGAGACGACGTAAGGGTTGCCGGGCGAAGTCTCGACGAGCCCGCCCTCGTGCCAGAAACGGAGGTTGCTGGACGACAGCTCGAGCACCCAGGCGTCGAGCCGGCCGAACACGAACGGGACCAACCAAGTCCGCTGGGCCGAATTGCGGACCGCGCCGAGATGCCGGAAGCCGGGCCGCCGGGTGATGGGCCCTTCCTTCAACGGCAACCAGTTCAGGAGTCGGCGGACCGCCACCCCGAACTTGGCGAGGTCGATACGGGCGATCAGGAGCGGCGACAGCTCGCCGCCGTTGAGCGCCGGGAAGAGCGGCGAGGCCTTCACAGCTCAGCCCCCCCGGGCTTGCAGCCAGGGCGAGATCCCGAGCAGGCGCCGCGGCGGCTTCTGCAGCGCGTTGACCCGCTTCGCCAGGGCGAGGACTTGCGCCCGTTCGTTCGCCGCTTCCTGCCGCTTGGTCGTCGACTGTGTGACCGCTTCCGCCAGGATCACGGCGAAGCGGTAGGCCACCACTTGCTTGAAAAGCGGGTGCCAGAGCGCCCAGTCTTCCACGTCCTGCACATACCGGACCTTGAGCGGCCCGGCCGTGTCACAGAGCAGCTTGCCGCCCTCGAGCTCATAGGCCGGCGCGTCGTCGACGGTGAAGGGCTCGCGGCCGTAGGGATAGACCCAGGAGACGGCGAGGTCCGGCAGCTCGACCAGCCGGAGCAGGCCGGCCGGCAGCGTGTAGGCATAGGACCAGCCGAAGGCCGGCGCCGACACGTCCGCGGCGATGCTGTCCCGGGTGACGGCGAAGGACCAGGGCGCCGCCGAGAGCTCGGCACGGCGCACAAAGTCCCATTGATCGCGCACCACGTCCGCCGCCGGCACGTCGTCCGTGTCGCTCACCAGCGGCCTTTCCCCGAGGAAGGTCAAGGCATGGTTCACGACCTCGAGCGACGTGCCGGTCGGCATCGGCTCAGCCCATCACATAGGCGACATAGGCCGGGATCGTGCCGCCCGCGACCGTGGCCCGGACCGTGAAGCCGGCGCGCGTCTCGACCAGAACCTCGCCCGTCAAGGCCGCCCGTCCGGCCGCGGAAACGTCGGCACCGTCGAGGAAGGCGTCCGGGTCGGCGGTGATCGTGTCGCCGGCCAGGTCGATCGCGGCCGGGTGGCCCACGTCCAGGGTCCGCGAGGAGCCGAAGGCCGAGAACCGGATTTCCGAGAGCGCGCCCAGGACGCGCACCCGGCCGGCCGGCATGACGACGAGGTCGGCGGTGGACGTGGCATCGCCGGGCGCGGCGCCCTGCGTGAACGAGAACCGGGCGATTCGGACGAAGCCGGAGTCGGTGGGCGTGATCCGCCCGACCGACGGGTCGGCAGCAATCGCCGCCTGCGTCGAAAGTTCGTTGGTAACGGCCATGGCTGGCACTCCTAGAAGATGAACCGCAAGCCGAAGCGGCGCGCCGTGCAGTCACGGCGCGCCGTTCGTCTTAGGCGTTGTAGGTCTTGACCTTGAGGACGCGGCCCTTCTCGGTCCGGGTGGCCCCGAGAGTCTGGCAGGCGTAGACATAGGGGATGTTCTTCTTGCCGCTCAGCGGCCAGACATCCGACTCCATGTCCTTCCAGATGCCCAGGTGCAGGCCGGACGGCACCCAAACGGGCAGGGTGCGGACGTTGCCCGACTTGAAGCCCGGGAGCGCGTCGATCGTCTCGCTCGAGAACACGACGAAGCGGAAGCCGTAGAGCGGCGGGAGCTTGCCCGTGCTGATCGGCCGGCCTTCCACGTAGTCAATCGAGGTCGTTGCGTTCTCGCCGAAGAGGCTAAGCTCCTCCTCTTCGGTGATGACGATCACCGGCGACTCGGCGTCGAGGTTGACGTGCTTCTTGGTGAAAATCTTGCGAAGCGCCTTGAGCTTGGCGTGGTTCAAGCCCGTGTTGTTGCCGCCCGTGTTCTCGTCGACGACGAAGCCGGAGTCGGCCCAGGCCTCGCTATCCGCGCCCGTCTCGCCGACCTTCGAGGAGGCGAAGAAGGCGGCCAGGATTTCGGCATCCTCGCCGCGCCGGATCGCTTCGGCGCCCGCCTTGGTGTACTCGCCCTCCGGGCTGATGCCGGTGACGAGCTTGTCGAAGTTGTCGACCGGAGCGCCCCACTCATAGGAGGTCGGGACCACCCAGCGCCGCGAGTGGTTGAGCGTGTTCATCGGGTTGTCGCCGAAACGCTCGGTGACCTTCGAGGCGACGGCCGCGCCCAGGAAGTCGACGGGCGACACCTGCTTGCCGGTGTAGCCGGTGCCGATCGACACGAACGGGCGCAGCTTGCCGCCCATCTGCTGCAGCGAATGCCAGATCTGCTGCTTGAACTGCTGAATGCGCCAGGTTTCGATCGTGGTCATCGTGGACCCTCGAGACATGCGCGCCCGCCCTTGGCGGTGTTGCGCGCGTTGCTGCCTGATCGCTCGAGGGCTGCCCGGAACCGGACCCCGGCTTGCGGGATCGCGGCCCCGCCCGGCCCGCCGTCTTTCCGGCGCGTCAGCGGACGGACGGAGCGGCCGAGTCCCTGCACTCTCTGGACCCGGCCGCCGCCCGCTGCCCGCAGGACCGGAAGGCTACGGCAGGCCAGAAATCCAGGCGTAAAAGTCGGCTGAATCTCGACAGGCCCGGCCGGCTTCGGCATGAACGGAAAGCCGGGTGCGTCACCCGCCAACAGGAGGTCGCGCGGTCACTCACCAGCGACGCGCGCCCGGTCCATGCTTTCGGGATGAGCGATGCGGCCATTGATCGAGACCGTCGACGACGCCCGCGAGACCGCCGCTCACACGGTCGGCCAGCTCGCCGACGACCTCGAGGAGGCGGACCCGGTGGAGCTCGTGGCGATGCCGCGGGACCTGGGACGGCCGCCGCCCTATGCCATGCTCAGCTGCCGGCACCCGGGCCGGACGGTTTATGTCGTGCTCGGACTCTTCGGGGCCCACTGTGTCCGGCTGTGCCGCAAGCCGCCGGATGGGCTGGGCTGGCACGGCCACGGCGAAATCCTGCGCCAATGGTGGACGACGAGCGGTGCGCTCGCTCTCGAGGTCGTGGCCGTCCTGGGAGAAACGGCGGACCCCGACGGCTTGCTCGACGCCCTCACTTGCGCCGAGCAATGGCCGCGTCGTGCAGCACTCAAGACTGCTCCACGCCATCCGGCTTTCACCAGCGAGGCGCGATAAGCACCTGTATGACAGTTCTAAGGACACAGCCCGGATACTTTAGTCAACATCGCCAGCCCTACACTAATTCTAAGTATCCTGATGGCATCTATTTGTTATTTGGTAAAATCCATAAAATCTAGTATTGAAATTGGCTTCTCCCTTGATATAGCATCATCTGGTCGATAGCCATTCAAACACGCTTCATAAGCTAATATTGAACGCCTGGATCCTGATAATGAAAAATCCGCAGCTATAAATTGTGAAGTATCATTTTGTAGGGTAATTTGCAAATTATTCCCCTTCTTTAAATTGTTCATAAAATCAGCTGTCTTTCTAATGTCAATCAAACTTGATCTTGTAGCAAATGAATTATCGCTATAAATATTTACAATGGATGAAAATAAAGCCAATTCAAAAGTAGCTTTTATTGGGATTCGAATCTTATATTCATCTATTTCAAATAAATAATTGGACCAACCCATATTGTGATGCCATGATGCATTGTTTGTATTTATCAAAATTTCCAAAATTTCTCCCGCCTCTCGGTTATCCGGAGACGAAGCAATACTGATAACGCTCGACAATTCATCGTTAACTGCCGATACCACACACAAATTCTTCTCAAGAATAATTAATTTCATTGCATGCCAATAGCCATCAGAAAAATATGCCCAATCGACGAGCGCATTCTGAATATGATCTAAAATATTATTGTCTACATGAGATTCGCCAAGAGAAATTTGCTCTTCAGTGATTTCTTTATCGCGGCGCATTTCATCAGTGACAGGGCGAAGGATTTTCCCAAGTCCTGCGAGAAATAGTAGAGAAACACCAATATAAGGCAGTGCTCTGGCGAATCGCCTTTTCATGCGGGGGTTCCCCCATTTGACGCCGAACCTGACGTTGGAATACGCCCCATGACGTCGCATGGGAACCCATGTCAGCTTAGAGGCGCCTCGGCCTGCAATTAACGACACTTTGGCGGCCCCGCCCGGCCCGCCCTCTTTCCGGCGCGTCAGCGGACGGACCGAGCGGCCGAGCCCTGTGCTAAGACCCGGGCGCCGCCCGCTGCCCGCAGGATCAGAAGGCTACGGCACGGCGGAAAAGCGCGCGTAAAAGTAGCGTGGAATCTCGACAGGCCCGGAAGGGTGCGGCATGACAGACAAGCCGGACGCGTTCCCCCCAACAGGAGGTCGCGCGGTCACTCACCAGCCTCGCGCGCCCGCTCCATGCTTTCGGGATTGCTGATGCGGCCATTGATCGAGACCGCCGACGACCCGCACGAAGGCCCCGCCCATCCGCTCGACCAGCTCGCCGCCGTCATCGACGACGACGCCCCGGGCGAGCCCGTGGCGGCCGAGCCGGACGCGGGCCCGGCGACTCCCCATTTCGCCCACCACCTTCGCCACCCGGACCGGACGGTCTACATACTGCCCGGGCTGTTCGGCTCGTACTCGGTCCGGCTGTGCCGCAAGCCGCCGCCCGGGCGCGGCTGGCACGGCCACGGCGAGATCCTTCGCCAGTGGTGGACGACGAGCGGCAAGCTCGCCCTCGAGGTCGTGGAAGCGTTGAAGGTCGCCGCCGACCCCGACGCCATGCTGGCCGCCCTTGCCTTGACCACCGAGCCGCCGCGCGAGCCCCGGCCGCTCGAGCTTGACGACGCCGCGGTGCTCTTGCGGCCGCTTGCCGCCGAGGCCGGCGGCCCATGCCAGGCAGCCGGCGCCCGGTCGTGATCGACGCCGACCTGCAAGCGCTGGCGCGTACCCTGGACCCGTTGACGCCGTTCACCGAGGCCGAGCGCGAGCGCGTAAAGCGCATGGCCGAAGGCCTCGAGGCGATCGCGAGCGACGGCGAGCGGGCAGGCTCGCGCGTCCCCGTGATGGCCTTGTCGCTCGCCCTCGCCCACGCATCGGAGACCCGCGCCTTGATCAACGGCCAGCAAGCCCACGCCGCCGTCGACCTCATCTTCGACGGCGCCCACAGCGTCGCCAGGATGACCGGGACATTGATCGACCAGCGCCGAGCGCTGCCGAGCTTCGAGCGCCGCCGGATGAAGCCGGCCCGCGTCCGCTTGCTCCGCCCCGCACCCGCCCGGGGGCGGTGGCTGCTCCGGGTGGCCATGGCCGGGATCGCGCCGCAGCGGCCGCGCGGCTCTACCGCTTTCGAGTGCAACGCCGCCGGCTGGACCGAGCTCGGCGATTCCACATTGGGACCCGAGATGGCCGTTTATGAGATCGTTCTTGGGTTTGCCGAACAAGCTCGGCGTCAACGGCAAAGCGGGGTTTCGGCTTGAAGTCCGTCGAAGCGCGGCAACACCACTTCGTTCCGAAGTTCCTCCTTCGGCCGTGGAGCATTGATGACGCGGAAAAAATACGTGCGTATCGGCGCGTACCGCACCGCCGCGTCGTTGAGAGCAAGATCAGATCGCTGGACAGCGTGTGTAGCCAGCTCGATCTGCTCACGCTCCGGCGCCACCCACGCGGCCGCGATGCCATCGAGAAAATCTTCTTCGGGAACGTGGATCATTGTGGGGCAAAAGCACGCGATCGGTTGCCCAAGCACGGACCGGTCAGCTTAGACAGCGACTCAAGAAGCGATTGGGCGCGCGTGTTGTTGTCGCTGGAGGCGAGGCGTCCGGCGATCGTGAAACGCCTCAAGTACGAAGGCGCCGCATTTCTCCGTGAACAGCTCGACGGCGACCAAGAAATCCAAGGGACAGTCAGCAATGAGGGCTACGACCAACCAGCCTCTCTCGTTGCTGCGGCCGAAATGGGCGTGAACTTTGAGGACCGTGCCCTGATGGTCATTCAGGGCTTAGTCGATGATCCGCGCGTCGGCAGGCATTTGATAAACGCACGCTGGCATGTTCGCCGTCTTCCCTATCACTGCCACAGCCGATTTATTATTTCCGACCGGCCGCTCATTCGCCTTCATGCTTACGACAGTCCCGGCGCAGTGTGGCTCATACCAATTTCGCCGCGCTCCATATTCCTGGCTGCTGCCCACGAGAACAATCTCATACGATTACTTGATCTTGATCACAAAAATTTCTGCGAACGCTGCAATATTTCAAGCGCACGACAAGCCGACATGTTTGTGTTCTCAGTTAGTCAGCACGAGACAGGCTGGTTGGAGGAACATTTACCGAGATAGATTTGAAGTCGCAAAGCTAAGGCGCTCTAATGTCTGCGTCGGGCCGAACTGGCGAATTGGCTAGCCCTCGCGACAGTTGGCAGAAGCCAATCGTGAGGCTCCGAAGCCCGGAAGTTTTGAACGTGCTGTTGGCAGGTGCCAAATACCACCGTTTGTGTCTTGTAGATCAGAATCGGAGCTCAGTGAGGGATCGGCCGTCCAGGGTCCGCCGAATAAGCCGCGCCATGGAGACCCAAGCCCGCCCCTTTTGACAACGACGGGCGAGGCCGGGGAGCCCCGCCCGTGTCACGCGCCGATCTGCCGGGAGGTTCACCCCGGATAGGCGGCCCGATAGAGATTTTCCATCTTCTTCTTGGCCACGGGATCGCCGGCCCGGACCTTGGCCGAGAAGTCCCGGTCGGCCATCAGCTCGGCAATCTGCTCTTGCGCCGCCGCCGGTGACAGCCCGGCGGCCGCCGACTTGCCGGCCGGGACCGCATCCTCGCCGAGCTTCCGGCCGACCTCGAGGAACCGCGCCATGAGCGCCTTTGTCCCGATCGCCCGCTCGAGCTTGTCCAGCTCGTCACCCGAGAAGCCGAAGGCCGCCGCACCGCGGCGCGCAAGCTCTTGGTTGGCATCGGCGGCCGCGCCCCATTCGGAGCGAAGCGCCGCCATTTGCTCGTCAGCCCTGGCCAGATAGGCCTCGTCGTCCGCGGCTTTCCCGGCGGTGACGGCCTCGCCCCACCACTTCGCCAGCTCCGCCCCTTGCCGGGCCGAGAGGCCGAGCTTGTGGAACGTCTCGCCGGCCGCCCTCGAGAAGTCGGGATCCGCGCCCTCGAGCTCGCCGAGCCCATAGCCCGCGGCATCGGCCGGGCGGCCGAGCTTGTCATAGACCGCGCCCCAGGCTTCCGCGTCGCCCGCATCCTTCGGGATCACGACGCCGCGGCCCGCCTTGTCGGCCCCCAGGTACTTCTGCAGCTCGCGCACGTTCGTGAGCACGTCCGCCGGACCCTTGTAGCCGTTCGCGGCCGCAAAGCCGTGCAGCTCGTCCGGCGCGTCGCCGAGCCAGTCGAGACGCTGGACGGCAGCGCCAGCAGCAGCGCCAGGAGCGGCAGCAGGAGCGCCGGTCCCGCTGGCGTTGTCGTTCGCGGCAGCGCTAGGAGCGCCAGCCCCGGCTTCGGCGGTTGCGGTGGTATCGGTCGCGAGCGCAGCGGCGGCAGTCGTCATAGGATCACGAGTCCCTTGTTGAGGCCCAGCCGGGCGAGGATTAGGAGGAGAACTTGCCGGCGGCCTTCCGCGACGGCCGAGGCGATCGCATCGCCGCGGCCCTGGCCGTCCGCCTTGGCGGTGGTCGCGCCGCCGTGGCACTGGCGCGCCAGGTCCTCGAGGACGAGCCGACCGGCAGCGCTCAGGGCTTCGGGTGCCTCGAGGAAGCAGGCCGCCCAGGCGCGGCGCAGCTCCGCCCGCGCCTCGCCTTCCGGCCGGCCCGGATCAGGCAGCGGCCGGCCCTCGCCGTAACCCGGGATCGGATCGGGCGAGAGGGTGACGCGGCGAGCCGTCAAGCGGCCCCCGCATCGCGAAGGCTCTTGAGCGTGTCCGCCGCGACCGGAGCCGCGGCCAGAGCCTGTTGAGCGTTGGCCGCTTCCGCCCGTTGCTTGCCGATCGCGGCGACCGCCTTGTCGTCGCGCAGCACCCCGGCCGGCACCCGGTTACCCCGGGCGATCCGTTGCAGGCCTTCGTCGAGGTCGAGGCGATCCGGCACGGTCGGGTCGAGCTGGGCCAGCATCGCGGCCGCTTCCGCCGTTTGCAGGATGCCCCGGCTTTCATCGGCGGCGACCAGCCGGGCGAGCGGCGACGTGTACTCAATTTTGAGCCCGCCCGCGTCGACCAGGGCGGCCGGCGGCCGCGGTAGCGCCCCCATGCGCGAGGCAATATCGAGCTCGCGGTCGATGATCGGCCGCAACAGCTCGCCTTGCAGGCGGCCCATGATCGGCGCGAGGACTATCCCTTTCTCGCCGGCCCGCTCGAGCACTTCCGTTGCCGTCATCTGCGGCCGCTCTTGGAGCATGAGGAAGAGCGAGACGAGAAAGGCCCGCTCGACCCGCTCGCGCCCTTCCCCCATGACTTCGGCGAAGGCGCGCGGATCGCTTCGGAAGTCCATCGGCAGGAGCCGCGGGTTGCCGTCAGGCGTCAGCCAGCCGTGGTTGATGGCATCGGGCGCCAGGAGCGGCGGATCCATCATGTCATCATCGACGGCCAGGAGCGGCGGCGAGGCCCGGCGATTCGCTTCGATGATGCGATTCCTCGCCATCGTGTTGAGCATCGACAGAGTCGGGAGCGACGACCAGCCGGGCGACCGCCCATAGACCTCGCCCGGTGCGACCAGATAGCGCCCGATCGCGTAAGGCATGGTTCGGAAGCCGCCGCGCCGCAGCAGCGCCGGCTCCTCGAGGCTCACATGGAAGGACGCCCAGGGCATCCCGGCGGCATCCAGCCGGCCGGCCCGGCGCTCGCCGTTCGGCTCGACCACATGCAGGAACGCCAGATCCCGGAAGGGCTCGCGCTCCGCCAGCCGCTGCAGCTTCTCCGGCAGCTCAGGAAAGGTCGCGGCCGCCGCCCGCGCCGGCAGCTTATAGGCCCGGTGCACCGTTTCCTTGTCGCCGGACGGCCCGGGCGAGAACCACAGTTCCGCCAGCGGCACGGCCTCATATCGCACGCCCCGCGCCAGACGATCCTCGACATAGACCGACCCAGGCCCGAAGGCGCCGACCGACAGATAGGCCTCGTGCGCTTGGGCGGCGAAGGCGCCCCGCTCGCGGAGCTTGAAGAGCTGGCGCGTTGCGGCCTGGCACCACGCCACCACGTCCGGGTCGTCCTCGAGGTCAGGGTCGCCCGGCCCCAGGCCGTGCCACTCCTGGCCGTCAGGCGTCAGAAGGTAGTTCAGGACCGCGGCGTGCAGCCGGTTGGCTTCCTCGCCGCTGTCATCGTAGACGAACGGGTCGGGCGCATCGGGCCGAGGCGTCGACCCAAAGCCATCATGCGACGGCAGCACCAAGCGGGCGATTTCCCGCCATGGCCCTTCGAGGCCCAGGCGCTTGGCCTTGAGTGCCTCGTGCTCGCCCAAGAGCCGCTTGACCTCGCTTTCCATGTCAGCCGCCGAGCAGGGCGCGGGTTGCCGTGCCGACCTTCCGGTCAGCCAGGCCGCGCGGCCCGGTCAGGAGCGCCGCGGCGTAGCCCTGCCGCTTGGCTTCCCGGGCGCGCTCGGTTTCGTCGACCGCTTCCTCGTCTATCGTCTCGACCACCGGAGCGGGCGCCGGCTGCGGCTTTGGAGTCTTGGGCTTCCCGAAGCTCACGCGAAGTTACCCCTTGGGCTCGAGTTGGTGCGGCTTCGGGCAACGGCCGGACGGTCCGGGCGAGTGTCGCGACGCGCCACCCGTTCGGCGAAGGTGAGGGCGATCGCGTCGCCATCGTCCGGCGAGGCAATGCCGCGGCGTTCCATGTCGCACTTGGACTCCAGCATCTTGCGGCCGTCCGTTGGATGGTGGTCGTATTCCGGCCCGGTGAGGTCCGCGGCGACCTCGTCATCGTCAGGGATCGCACCGACCGGCAGCCAATCGGCCAGAGAACACCAGATTTCGGTCCGGCGGTTGTAATATTTGCTCGCCTCGAGAGCGGCCGAGCCGAAGTCGACGGCCCGCACCCGGTAGCCCTTGGCCTTGAGGATATCGAACACCGGCCCGCCGACCCCGCCGCCGTCAATGAAGGTCGCGTCCGGCTTGTGCCGCTCGATTGCATCGGCGACCGCTTCGGCGACGGTGACGGCATCGGCACCCCGGAGCCGGCGCCAGGGGATCGAGCGGGCATCCCTGCCTCGCCGGAAGGCAAGCACCGTCTTTGCATCGCCGAAGCGCGCCACGTCGACGCCGAGGATCAGCGGCGCCCCCGGGTCCGGCTCGACTTGCCGAGCCCGGGCAGCCTGGACCACATCCCCGCCGATGAGCTGGCGGCTCGAGGCCCGCGGAAAGAGCCCCCGCACCCGGACCCGCACGAAGTCCGAGTCCTCGCCGTAGTCATCGACCCAGCGCTGCAGCTCCGCCTTGTCGGTGAACCGGCAGGTTCGCGCGTCGATTTGCTTGGAGCGCCAGCGGTGCCGCTCGCGGCCGAGGACGCAGGCGTGAAAGCCGCCAGTGTTGCGGGTCGGATTGCCAAGGACGAGCCACATTGCCCCGGCCGTCGTCATCGCCCCTTTCGCGACTTGCCAGATGATCGGCGGAATGGCCGAGGCTTCATCGAACAGGACGAGGACGTGGCGGCCGTGGAGCCCGGCGAACGCTTCGGATCGCGTCTCAGACCAGGGCACCGCATCCAGGCCCCAGGTTTTCGGAGCGAAGCGGCACTCGTACCGGGTCGCCGTCCACCGGAACCAAGCCCGGAGCGGCGGGATCAGGCGGTTATGCCAGACCTGCAGCTCGCGCCACGTCTTGCCGGTGAGCTGCGTTTTCGTGTTCGCCGTCACCACGCCCGCGAGGTTCGGCCGGGTCGCCATGAGCCAGAGCATGAGCATGGCCGCAAAGGCGCCCTTGCCGATACCGTGGCCGGCGGCGATCGCTTCCCGGACCGGCCGGCCGGCGGCGACCGACTCGCCCACTTCCCGGAAGCTCCGCGCCTGCCACACGTCCGGCCCGTCGATTTCCTCGAGGTCGCCGGTCCCCCAGGTGAACGCGAAGAAGGCGAAGCCGAGCGGATCGGCGAAGAACGGGTCGAGCTCGCGCGCCAGGAGGAGGTCGGCCGGCAGCATGGGCTCCGCGCCGTCGTTGTCCGCCGTGCAAACTTGCACGGCCGGCAGCATGGCGGCCGGCTCAACCATCGGCGGCCCCCGGCTCGCCGTTCTTGACCGGGTTTTGAGCCACCCCATCGCGCGGGCGCGATGGGGACCCCGGAGCATCGGCCGCCCGTGCCCGCTCGACCCGCTCGCGGGCCGCCTCGAGGACGGCCACGACCGCCGCGGCATCGGCCGCCCGATCGTCCGCACCGTCCGACCACAGCCCGAGATGCCGCCCCAGGCGATCGAGCGCCGGCAGCTTCGGCGCCAGCTTGAGCCGCGGCCCGTGCTCGCCGGCCGCCACTTCGACCACCGCCGCCGCCACGTCGTCCGACAGCTCGACGCTATCGACGAGCGCCACGGTTGCAGCACCCCACCGGGCGAGCTTGCGCAGATCGGCGAAGGCGACCCGGGCCAGCTCGAGGACAACGGCATCGGCGGTTATCCGGGTGCGGATCGACCGGGCGGCCCGGCCGAGCCGGACAGCTTCGGCGACCTTAGCATCGCTTAGCAGGCGCGACGCCGTGACGTGCGCCGAGCGCTCAGAGTAGCCGGCCCGCGCCGCCGCCTTCGAGCCGACCAGATCGACGAGGTATTGCCGGACGAACTCAGCGCGCCGCGGGTCGAGCGCCGCCAGGGCGGCCTCGAACAGCACGTCGGCCGAGGCTTCGGCGATCGGAGCAGCGCGCGACGACATGGCGGACCTTTCGGGCATGAGCCCGAAGGCTACGGCAGACGTCCGCGTGCGGCGTAAAGGTCGCTGGTACACTTGCCGTACCGCCCGGTACGTGTTACATACCGCCCATGATCAGGAGCTTTGCCGACAAGCGCACCGCGGCGCTCATGGAAGGCCGGTCGGTGCGCAGTGTCGCAGCACCTGTTGCCCGCGCCTGCCGGAAGAAGCTCCAACGCCTGGACGCCGTGGAGCAGGTGGAGGAGCTGCGAATGCCGCCGGGCAACCGGTTGGAGAAGCTGGCCGGTGATCGCGCCGGCCAATGGTCGATCAGGGTCAACGATCAGTGGCGGATCTGCTTTCGCTGGCAGGACGGCGACGCCTTCGAGGTCGAGCTCGTAGATTATCACTAGGAGGGCCGAGGCATGACGATTACCCGCGAGGAGCTGGAGAGCGGCCGGGTCACCTTCGACAAGGAGGAATACGGGCCGCTGATGGACCCCATTCACCCGGGCGAGCATTTGGAGGAGTTCATGAGCGAGCTCGGGTTGTCCGCCCGCCAGTTGGCGCGGCGGCTGGGCGTCCCGCACACCCGGATTCTCGGCATTCTCGCCGGGCGCCGGGCGATCAGCGCCGAGACGGCGCTACGACTGGCGCGGTTCTTCGGCACCAGCGCCAAGCTCTGGATGGGCCTGCAGGCGGCCTATGATCGCGAGGTGGCCGAGCGGGCGCATGGCGAGGCGATCCGCCGCGAGGTTCAGCCGCTCGACCGCGCGGCCGCCTAGGCGACCAGCCGGCCCGCGTTGTGCCGGTCGTCGTTGGCGGCGACGCGGGCCGCGATCGTTTCCGCGAGGGCCGGATCCCGCTCGACCAAGAGCGCCCGCCGGCCGAGCCCGGCCGCGGCCTCGCCGAGCGAGCCGCAGCCGGCGAACGGATCGACGACGAGGCCGCCCGGCGGCACCGTTGCCCGGATCAGATCGCCGAGGAGCTTCGCCGGCTTCTCGCATGGGTGCCGGCGCTTCTTGGGCGGCACCCGCGGCGCCGTGATCAGGTTGCCCACGTCCGCCGCATGGAATGCCGGCAACCGCCCGACGAAGTGGAGGACGAGCTCGTGGCGCGGCCGGAAGCCATGGCCGCAGCCGATGGCCCCCTTGTCCCACACGATCAGCGACCGGAACCGGAGCCCGGCGCTTTCGATCGCCGGTGCCAGCATCGGCACCATGCGCCAGTCGGCGAACAGCAGCAGGTGACCGGATGGCTTGAGGACGCGCGAGGCTTCGACGGCGACGCCCCGCAAGAGCCAGCAGAGCCCGGCCGTCGTCATCGTGTCGCCGGCGAACCAGGCGACGCGGCCCGAGCGCAGGCTTTCCGAGCGGTGCCCCTGCCCCTTGGCAGATCCGCGGCTCGCTTCGGTGCCGCCGCCCGAGCAATAGGGCGGGTCGCCGATGATGGCGTCGACCGTGCCGGCCTCGAGCGAGGCCAGGACCTGCAGCGCATCGCCGGTGCGGACGGTAACCAGCGGCCGCGCGTCGATCACGACGCCGCCCTTTGGCCGAGGAGGTCGGCCCCGGCCGGCGGTGCCGTGATCAGCTCCGCATTCACGTAGAGGCTCCAGACCTTTGCAGGGCTGCAAATGGCCAGGACGATGGCGCGGAAGGCAGCGAGGCAAGCGACAGCGCGGCGGCGCATGGTGGACCCTTCGGATTTAGCGGCCCGGAGCCTACCGAGCGGCTGCCGGCTCCGCGTAATGGGCTGGTGACCGATGGCCGACGCCCCGATAGCGTCGCCCGGGCTCCCATAAATGCCAACCGCGGCACCTCCTATCTCTGGCTTCCTTCGTCAGCCG